TATTTGTTTGGATTTGGCCTGTGTGAGACTTCTATATTCTACAGGTCGGAACCTGTCTCGTCAATCTTTTCCCGCATAGTCGCGAGCATTGAGTTCATGTTGGAGAAGATAATGTTCATATCCACATCCTTAGGGAGACCCATGACAGCAGCAGACTCAAGGATACGTTCCTTCATCTCCTTTGCTTCAGGATCATCCGATAAAGACAGTCGTGTATATAAAACCTTCTGTTTGTTAAGCAGTTTCTCTAGTAGTGCAACATGGAAAAGTTTTTCTTCCTTGTTCATACCAGGGAACTGAAAGACACTCCGATAGATCTCCTCCTGGAGTTCTTGGATCTCTGTCATCTCTGCTCTCACTACATCAGAATTAAAAAAACTCATTACTCTCCTAAAACAATCTTTTTGATTAACGACTTGAATCGAAGTTCATTAATATTTAGGAAAGGTCCATACTTCTTTAACTTAAGACTTACGGTTTTCCACACAGGGTCATCAAGTTTTTTATTAAAGTTTTTGATATAACCAAAGACTCTATCATATATTACCATAGTCTCAATGGATATATCACCAGCAAGATGTTTCTTTAACAACACTGGATGTCCAGCAGAGCAATTGAAAACCTGATCTAAAGTATGCTCTGCAAATAGACTTTCTGTTTCTTCTCTCACAATATAAGTCAGTGACTGAACTCTCTTCTGCCAATCTTTATAAAAGGATTCACCCTCTCTCACCATACTGCCAATCCAAACTGTCTCTGGATTGTCTGCAGAAATAAAGTTTGCTACAAAGAATTCAATGACTTCCTTATCATCCTTGTTCCGTGCAAGTTTCTCAAACCAAAATCTATCCTTGCGCTTATAGAAAGATTGCACGGACGCACGACTCTTTCCACAATACTTATGGTAGTCGTAACTCTCTTTGATAAAGTGATTACGCAAAGACAAATACGTCTTATATACATCATATGGCATCACTTGTTTCTCCTGCGCTCACGTTGTCTTGCAAGGTACTGAGATCTATAGGGTTCAGCATTTCTACGTTCCCTACGCTTTCTATTGATCTCTTCCTTGTTGTCTATAATATACTGCTTCCTCTCAGCGAGGATGCGCTCTCTATTGGTTTGATACCAATCTGCTTTTGCAGTTTTTGTATCAGGATAAGCACGATGAGGTCTCCGAATCAATTCCTCTTGAGGCATTAATTGGAGTTCTTCTATAATTTTATCCCAAGTATCATCCATGAAAAAAGTAATAGGTCAAAATTTTTGCCGGGAATTTTTCCCTCCAAAAATGGAATTATAATGGTAATTTGGCACGGGATGTGCGCTTCAGGAAGTTGAGTTCCATTGCTTCATACTTGATCTTTTCCTTCAATGGTTTGGTGATCAGTTTAGAAACGGACTCAACTTCAATACTATTCTGATCACAGAAGTGAACGATAGCATCGATGTAGTTCATGCCTTCGGTGTCAAGAACTAACTGCTCAATTGCTTGAGTGAATCGTGTTGGACATAAGAACTTATCTTGTAATACTTTTTCGAGTTCATTATCCATTTGTTGTCCCAGTATGGTGATGTACAAATTCTTTAATATATCTTACTAACAACTTAATATAATCGTCTTTGTTCCTTTTGTCAAATACTTTTACATCACCGCCTGGTGTAACCATCAAGGTGATAAGTTTCTTGACAGGAATACCAGTCATCTCATAATAGGCAGATGCGTAGAACATCTCCTGTACGAAGTAGTTCTCTAACCACTTCTCTGGTTTAAGTTTATCTGAAGTCTTGAAATCTATTACTGCTAACTCGCCTTCATATTCTCCGATACAATCAACTCTACCAGCAAGACCTAGGTACTCTGAGTAGAGAGTTCTTTCGATAGCATGTATATTATTTATACGGTCTAGATAAGGTTTTGCATGAGCAAACATAATCTTGGTAATGGGTTGGAACTTATCCCATTCCATATTCAAGTTCATCAGATAGCACTGTGCTGCTTCGTGAAAGTCAGTGCCTCTTGCAGTTGCACGACGACTGATACGATTTGCTTCTTCAATACCAACACGCTTCCGCCAATCAACAAAGATCTGTCTGTTGTAGAAAGATGTTACTGAAGTAATAGATGGTACCCACTGATCATCTGGAAGATTATACAGTCGGATACCATCTACTTCTTTTTTAGTTAGTTCAATGTCACCTAGAAAATTATGATGTTGAAATTGCATTACAAGTTAAGTTGAATTTTTGCAGTCAGGTATTCTTTCACAAAACCAGAACGTACAATATCTTCAATACCAAATTCAATGATATTCATTGATGGCATGAGTCTAAGGATACGCATGAAATCTACGATTCCATTCTTCTCATTTGCTTTGATCAAGTCAGATTGTGTTGCGTCACCACAGAATACAATCTTAGTGTCTTCACCTACCCTTGTAATTATACTATCAAGTTCGTGGAAGTTCAAGTTCTGGAACTCGTCAATGATAAGGATAGCACGGTCCATGGTCGTACCACGGATGAAACTTGTACTCCAGAAAGAGATTGTTCCCTGTGCTTTGAGGTTACTATACAGCATCTCAAAGTCACTATCAGTTTGCATCTCAAACATGTACTTGACCATGTTCTTGTATGGGATCTGATAGAGAGAAGACTTATCTTCATGATCTCCAGGTAGGAAACCGATCTCTCTGGTTGCTACAAGCGACCTGACAATGTAGATCTTGTCGTATGGTGTGTTGACATCTAGAACGTCTCTGAGTGCATTGTAGAGGGCAATGAATGTCTTACCAGTTCCTGCTGCACCATATGCAACGATGTTTTTATCATCTTCATATGAATTGAAGAACAGTTCTTGATTATCAGTCAACGGTTCGATCTTCTTCATAAGATCGGTGTTGATTGGTTTCTTCCTTTTCATTTGCTTATTGCTCATACCGAAGGGAACAGCAGGTTGATTACTTCTTTTCTTGCTAGACATAATTATCAAATAGGTTTTACTCGGGAACCAGGCATCTTGGATACTTTGTGAAGTACATCATTCCAACCAGGTTTAGACTTCACAAGTCTATCATAGATTTCACCAATTTCTCCACAACCAGGTGCGGTTGATGGATCACTCCAGTCTCTATCCCATTCTGGATTATCTTCTTTCCACTGGTCCCATTCATGAACGCTACATTTAACTTCCTTCTGTTCACCAGTTTCTCTATTAATTACAGGATAAGTTGCCATTTCAATTCTTTAGGTGTGATTTATTTAGTCTATGCGAATACAAGGTTGAATGTCCCAGTCATCTGGACATTCACAATCTTCTTTATCTTCACACCATCCCATTGCCTTACCAACAGTAGGGAACTGACAGGTGAAGATACGTCTTGCAAGTTCTGCAATTTGCATGTGTTCTTTCTGTGTACCATTTGCTGCTCTTAGATCAATATAATGCAGCCATGAACGAACTGAACCGGTCATGTAAATTCTGGTAGGACATGCCAAAGGTAATATAAAACGAGCACATTCCTTTTCAATTCCAGCATTTAACATCTCTTGATACAAATGCTGTGCAGCAAAGAAGTGTTCTTCAATCTTACCTTCAAATCTTGCAAGAGTGAATGCATCGATATCATCAATACTATTCTGTCTGTTCTTTGTATCCTGTCTCCTGAGTTCTGGTACTTGCATATCTCCTAACAATCCAGTATCAGCATACCGTTGTGAAAACTCTTGGAATGTAAATGATCTATGCCGGAGAATTTGGGCCGCAATTCCTCTAGTAGTATTGATCTCTAGAGTCATGAATGCTTGTTCAAAAATACTCCAGTGTTGATGCTTAATACAATACTTCAACAACCCTTCAATAGAATCATTGTCCTGATTATTTGGATTTGAAACCCTAGCACAGTAAGCCATATGCTTTTCTGCATCTGGTGTTACTGATACTAAGCATACTTTAGTCTTGGTATCCGTCATTGTCTGAATAAACCTCGTCGTAATCTGAAATAGGTGGTAACTGTTGTGATTCAGTGATCTCATCATACTCTAGATACGATTCAGTATCAGAATAGATTTCACTCTTTAGACATTCTACCAGAGACTCTAGGTTTCTGACAATCAGCTTTAGCTTTTCTTGATCCATCTCTTATCAACCTCCACAAAGGTAATTATACATAAAAAAAGAGAGGGTGTCAATACCCTCTCTCTTAGTATTCATTTTGCAAGAAGTAACATCTCACCGTAGATGATAGACATGATAGCAATTGAACCTAGGGAGATACTCCCTGCGATTTGTAGTGCTTCCATGGCATTCACTTGGTGTAGGTGCGACCACGATAGCAGAAGGTTCCATGCTTCTCGGTGTTCTCAGGACGCAACTTGATCGTCTTTACACCACGATATGCAGTGTGAGTGATCTGTGCATCATGAAGTGCCGATTGCTTTTCGATCTGCTTCTTAATGAGGTTAAGTGTGTTCATTTGTTTACTCCTGAAAGTAGAGGGTGTTTAGTCCCCGTTCCTTCAGTCGTTTGCGTCCCCGAAGGGATGAACGATCCGTTCCGCGACTTACTTGCGTCCCACAAAGTGGGATGAACGACAGGTCTATAATAGACCTTCATCAGTATATAGTCAAGCAGTTTTGTAAAACCCGATACAATTTTATGAAGTCTTAAGCATCTCCTTTTCGTTGAAGTACTGAAGGGTCTCCTTCATGTTTCCAACATGTCTGGAACCGATAGCAACCTGTGGATACGTTGCATCTGGTCCAAACTCCTGCTCGAATGCCCTCTGTGTGAAGTGGTTGTTGAGTCTGTACTCTTGGAAATCTCCGCCAAGAGATTTGAGTAAGGATGCCATCCTTTCACACTCTTGACTTCCGTTGCTATAAATGGTTGCTGTCTTCATTTTTTCTTATGATTATATTCGATTACAATTTTTTCGTGAGTTGTAAATTTATCAGTACAAATATAATGTTTTAGTTCGCCACCCAATATCTTGCACACATTATCTAGTTGCAATTGAGTAACAAACTCTTTG